CCCAGACAGCCCTTGGCGCAAACATTGCGCTGGTGACTTCTGCTGGCAGCACTGCCACAGGCAACTCCACAACTGCTGCTGACGGCTCTTCGGTCGCCGCCACAGCTACACTTCCGCTCCGCATCGTTGGCTTTGTTGATGGCCCCGATTCTACGGTCGGTGACGCTTTTACAGACCTTCTGGTTAAGTGGAACATGCCCAGCACCAATGGCACAGCCATGATTGGTGGTCATGCTTACATGAACCCGCTTGGCGCGTAATAGGAGAATAAGAACATGGCTATTTCACGCGCACAACTGCTGAAAGAACTGCTCCCCGGCCTAAACGCTCTGTTTGGTCTGGAGTATAAGAAGTACGAAAACGAGCATGAGGCTATCTACGAGACAGAGACCTCTGAGCGTTCGTTCGAAGAGGAACTGAAGCTCTCGGGCTTCGGCACCGCTCCGGTCAAGGGCGAAGGCTCTGCCATTCGCTACGACAATGCTCAGGAAGCTTGGACGGCTCGTTACAACCACGAGACCATCGCTATGGGCTTCTCCATCACCGAAGAGGCGATGGAAGACAACCTGTACGACTCGCTCTCCTCGCGCTACACCAAGGCCCTCGCCCGTTCGATGGCTTACACGAAGCAGGTCAAGGCGGCTTATCCGCTGAACAACGGCTTCTCTGGTGGTGCGTTCGTGTCGGGCGACGGCGTGACGCTGTTCAACACAGCCCACCCGCTCGTGTCTGGCGGCACAAACAACAACACGCAGTCCACCCCGGCTGACCTGAATGAGACCTCGCTTGAGGCCGCTGTCATTCAGATCGCTGGCTTCAAGGACGAGCGTGGTCTGCTTATCGCGGCCCGTCCGCGCAAGCTGATTGTCCCGCCGAACCTGATGTTCGTGGCTACTCGTCTGCTGGAGACTGAACTCCGCACGGCGACCGCCGACAACGACATCAACGCCATCAAGACAAACGGCACGATTCCGGAAGGCTACTCGGTCAACCACTATCTGACCGACACCGACTCGTACTATCTGATCACAGATATTCCGAACGGCATGAAGCACTTCGTTCGTACCCCGATGTCTACATCGATGGACGGTGACTTCGACACAGGCAACGTGCGGTACAAGGCCCGTGAGCGTTACAGCTTCGGCGTCTCGGATCCGCTCGGTATCTGGGGTTCGCCGGGTGCTTAATTGCACTTCGGCCTCTCGGTGAAAAGGCCCCTTCGGGGGCCTTTTTATTTGTGCTAAAATCTGAATATCCCCCAATACGGTGGACCGGGTTCCCCGGCTTTGAGAGACAGTCCCGGCTGACGCTTGCAGAGACTCCAAGGCCACATCCTGCAAGGATAACTAAAATGGCTATTACAACTTTCTCGGGTCCGGTACGGTCCCTTGCTGGCTTCATTACTGGCACAGATTCTGTCGCAGCCTCTGTCACCAGTGCCACACTTGTCATCACAGCGGCCAATGGCCTTGCTGATGCCTACAATGGCGAGCTTATTCCTCTCAACCGCGCTGGCGGCATGACGGTCACGCTCCCTGCCGCCACTGGCTCTCAGGCTGTTTATCGCTTTGTTGTCGGCACAACGTTTACAAGCAGCGGCATTATTCAGGTCGCGAACTCTACCGATACATTCAATGGCACTGCTTCGGTTGGCGGTGGTACAGCTTCGGTCTTCGGGACACTCCCCGCGTCCGACACTCTTACAATGAATGGCTCGACAACTGGCGGTCTCGCTGGCAGCTATATTGAGTTCTACGATGCTGCCGCTGGCGATTGGATTGTGAGGGCCAGTCTTATCGGCTCTGGCTCCCCTGCCACTCCCTTCAGTGCTGCTGTCTAACAATTCTGGGCGGGGCTTCGGCCCCTCCCTTCCTATGGGGGGCAGACATGGCTATGCAGTATGACGTTAAGTCGTTCCACAACACCGCATCTGGTGTTTCGGTTGGTTACAAGACCCGCCTCAAGGGTGTCGTGATTTCTCCCTCGACATCGAACACGTTCAACATTTCCTTCTGCGACAACGTCTATGTCTCCGGTACATATAATGTGCCGGGTTCGACTGTTTGCACCGTCACTATTGCGGGTCATGGGCTCACAAATGGAGATCGGGTTTATTTGGACTTCACGTCAGGAACATCTCTGGATGAGTCCTACGATGTGTCAAACGTGACGCAGAACACATTCACCGTGACGGTTGCGTCTGCGACCACGAGTGGGAATGTAAATATGTACCCCAAAATTCTCACAGAATTTGATTGTTCCAGCGGCACAGCTTTTTATACATTGATTCCCGGCGAGGGCATCTTGGCAGACAATGGAATTTACACAGGGATTCCAAGCGCATCCGTTACAACAACAATCTTCTACGGGTGACGCATGATGCAATATGATGTCAAGTCTCTCTTGGCCAAGGATTCGGGTGTTGCTGTTAATTACCGGACAAGGTTGAAGGGCGTAACTGTTACCTCTGCCACTGTCTCCGCGAGAAACATTGCCATCGCAGATCCAGCCGCTGTGAAGTCTGGAACATGGAGCCGCTCTGGCACACTCGTGACCGTAACGATTGCGAACAACGGTGTGTCAGATGGTGACCGCATTTTCCTCGATGTTGCGGACGGCACGACCATGCGGGATGGTGTTTACACTGCATCAAACGCCACGCAAAACACTTTTACGGTCACATCCGTGACATCTGGCACGGCCAACGGAACCGTTGACATGTACACGAGCATTTATCTTGAGCTTGATACATACAATACGATTGGTCTTCCAATTAAGGTGCCGGGAGAAGGTATATTGTGCGAAAACGGGATCTTTGTTGGACTTGGTGCTAACGTCACCGCAACCATTTTTTACGGTTAAATCATGGCTAAGACTCCAGCTTGGACCCGGAAAGAAGGCAAGAACCCGAAGGGCGGTTTGAACGCCAAGGGCCGCGCCTCGTATAACCGTGCAAACCCCGGGAAGCCGGGACTCAAAGCCCCACAGCCGGAGGGTGGGTCTCGTCGTGATTCATTCTGCGCCCGTATGAAGGGCATGAAGAAGAAGCTCACATCGAAGAAGACGGCAAACGATCCAAACAGCCGGATCAACAAGTCACTCCGGGCGTGGAACTGCTGACATGGGCCGCACCAACGAAGCATTGTGGGCGAAGGCCAAGGCGGAGGCGAAGTCCAAGATGGGCGGCAAACACTCCGCCCGGGCGATGCAGTTGGCTGGTAAGATCTACAAAGATCGTGGCGGTGGATACACGGGGCCAAAAACAAAGGCCCAGAAGTCCATGACAAAGTGGACAAAGGAAGAATGGGGAACAAAAAGCGGCAAGCCTTCTGGCAAAACAGGAGAGCGCTATTTGCCGAAGAAGGCCCGAGAATCCTTATCATCCGCTGAATATGCGGCAACGACTCGCGCCAAGCGTGAGGGTACAAAAGCAGGGAAGCAGTTCGTCGCTCAACCCAAGAGGATCGCCCAAAAGACGGCGAGGTTCAGGTGACGGATATGGATACAAAAGTCGAAATTTCGGTTGCCCGTATGGAAGTGCAGGTAGAGCGTCTTGAGAAAGACGTAGCAGAAGTAAAAGATGATGTTAAAGCAATCCGCGCCACATTGGATAAGGCAAGTGGCGGTTGGAAGGTCTTGATGATGGTTGGCGGGGCTTCTGCCGCCATCGCGGCATTCGTCACAAAGGTTCTGGCATCATGGCCATTCGGAAGATAATCTCTCTAATTGTCGCTTCTCTTTTCATTGCTTCAACCCCGGCACTTGCCAATCAGTGCCTCACAATTGATGGTTTCCATCAGGCGTTGATGACAAGGGGCATAAAGTCGTATGGGTCAAATGCCGCAGCGACACAGCGGATGGAGACCCTGATCAACAAGAACCGCGCCAAGGCCAACAAGGCTCCACTTGACGCTTCAACTGTTCTTGTCGCCTACGGACAGGATCAGGCTGGTCAGATCACTGTTGTCGTCGCCGTTGTGGGCGAGGATGGCTGCATTATCGACGATACGTTTACCACTCTGACAGCAGATCAGTGGCTTTCGTTTTTAGAATCTTCCGAGGTTGAGCTTGAGGAATTTATTCCGATTGATGGTGCATGATGCAGTTTAGCAAGACATCGCTCAGTAAACTCAAGGGAGTCCACCCGGATTTGGTGCGTGTCGTCATGAGATGCGCCAAGGATTGGAAGGACAAGCAGTTCACATTTGGTATTACATGCGGTGTGAGAACGCTTGAGGAGCAGAAGATTCTCGTCAAGAAGGGTGCTTCGAAGACGCTTCGGAGTCGGCACATTCCAGCGCAGAATGGATACAGCCATGCAATTGACGTGGTAGCGTTTATTGACGGTGCCGTTCGTTGGGACTGGCCTCTCTATGGTAAGATTGCCAAGGCAATGAAAGCCGCCGCAAAGGCGGAGAAAGTGCCGATTGAATGGGGCGGCGACTGGACTTCCTTCAAAGATGGTCCGCATTACCAGTTGCCGTGGAATTTGTACTCTGGAAAGAAATAGGAAAAGAACATGAAGTTTACTGCTGAACAGATCTGGGGCATTGTCCGTACCGTCCTCGCCGCTATTGCTGGCTGGGCTGCTGGTCAGGGCTACGTTGACAACGAGACTGCGATGACCGTCATTGGTGCTCTCGGCACGATCTTCGTCGCCACTTGGTCGTGGTGGGTCAAGAAGTGAATTGGCTTGAGATTGCCGCCGTCGTCGTGCTGCTTGTCGGTCTCGGCGCTGGCGGCTTTCTCGTTGCCCAACGTCCATCATTTTGGTTGGGCATTTTCTCTGCGGCATTCAATGCCCTGTTGCCGCATATCACAAAGCGCATGACGCCAGAGCAGGAGAAGGCACTTCAGGAGTGCCATCGCCGGGGGGGCAATTGGGATCATTTCAGGAAGAAGTGTAGGTACAAGTGATGGCTATGTCTCGCGGCAATATGGGCAAGCAGATTGTTAGGCCAGCAAAGGTCAAGAAGGTCATGAGTGAATTCAAATCGGGTTCGCTGAAATCTAGCTCTGGCCAAAAAGTAAAGAAGAAGAGTCAGGCCGTTGCTATTGCACTGTCTGAAGCTCGCAGACCGCGTCGTCCGCGTAGGGCTAAGAGGCTTTCTTAGATGGCTAAAAAGGCAACCCCGGAAGATTACAAGAGGTACGCCGACTGGCAGGA